CTATCGTGAAGTCCCACGTCATGGTGTTGTCCCAGACGCAGGTCAGCGAGTAGCTGCCGCTGGTGTTCGGCAGCACCGGGAAGCCCCACCAGTCCACCCCGTTGTAGATCCACTTCGTGGGGTCGGCGTTATACGAGTCCCCGTTGTCGCAGAGCGATATCTGCGCGATCTTGCCCGAGTTGAGCGCCGTCAAGCGGCCGTACTGATCGATCGTCAGGTCACCGGAGACCGTGCCGGAGCCCGGCTGCCAGAAGCTCGAGCCGGCCTGCCCGGCGACCCGGAGCCGATTCGCGAAGACAATGCCGGGATTCTGTGGCGAGGGGATCGTCGGGTTGTGCCCGATCTTGAGCGTCCGCGCCTGGTTCGGGTTGAACGGCATCAGGGATGAGTCGGCCCAGTGCCCCACCGCGTAATTCGTGACCTGGCCCGTGGTGTCGAGGAAGGTGCCCGGGCTGTAGGTGTCGCCGCTGAAGCCGGGCGTACCCTGAGTCGCGCACGTGAGCAGCGAATCGCCGGCCGAGAACGTCAGCGTATCCGAGGACTGCACCAGGGTCGGCACGAACTTCACCCGCACCGCATCGACGATCAGCGGCCCCGAGGCGTGCCCCGGGTTCGTCACCGTCACCGTCAGCGTGCCCGAGCTATTCACGGTCACCGGCGTCCCGACGTTCGACCAGCGGTACGTGCTGAAGGCGTCGTCATAGCTCCCGGTCGTGTTTTGATCGACTGCGACGTCCTGCGTCGTCCCGCCGCCGTCGAGGTGGTAATTTGCGTGCGTCGTCGGGGTGGCGCTCGTCAGGCTGCTGTTCGGACAATACGGACCGCCGTTCGCCGCGTTCACCGGACCGGGGAAGTTGTCCCGATAGACCACCTGCACCTGGTACTGATTCCCGAACGGCGAGGAGCCGCAGTAAGGGAGCGACGGGAAGCTGTACGTGGCCGTGGCGCCCGAGGCGGCCGAATACGCGACCTGGGAATAGACGGAGTTGTAGCGGTCGATGCCGTCGCACGGGACCACGCTCGGCGTGCTGTAGCTCGACGCGCTCCAGCTCCCTCCCGAGAGGGTGCACCCGCCGTCCGTCTCGTCGACGATCGCCTGGTACTGGCGCGTCAGGGGCGCCCAGAAGTCGCCCGAGATCCCGTCGTAGGCGATGAGGTCGAGCGGGATCGTCCGGGTCCCGTTGACGGTGACGCTGGCGCTCACGTCGCCGTCCAGGCCGGTGATCGCGACCGGAACGCCGCCCGTCGTCGTCTGGAGCCGGCCAAAGAGCACGCGGCCGGTGCCGTCGATCCGGCTCTGATCGACGCACGGGAATCCCGTGGCGAAAGTGACTTTGCTCGCTCCCTCGATCGCGTAACTGACCGTCTGCGCCAGCAGGTTGGCGTTGTTCGTGACCACCGCCGACTGGGCGACCGGGTACGGCCCGGAGACGCCGGGATCGACGGCCAGGCTCGCGGTCGCGGTCAACCCGTAGACGCCCTGGAGCGTGACGGTGTTCCAGTGGTCCGTCGCCGGGCTGGTGTCGATCAGCGTCAGCACCGCCTGCGCCGGCGAGGCCAGGAACGCGTTCGCCCACTGAGCCGTCGCCGAGGCCGAGCCCGGGGTGTGGACCAGCGTTCGCGGCATGCTCACCGTGTACAGGTACGGCGGGAACAGCGCCGGCCCCGCGACGATCGTGCCGTCCGTCACCGTGGCCGACAGGACGCCCAGGAACCCCACCTCCGTCGCGGTGCCATTGATCGGCAAGGCGTCGACCATCACGGTGTTGTTGTTCCCGGTCGGGTGGCCGAGGCCCGAATAGTCCAGCGACTCGATCACCTGCGCCGGGTACCATGCGGCGAGGTTGGTGCAGTCGGCCGACGAGAGCATCGGCACGAACGGCGACGGCACGTTGTAGCGGACCCAGAAGGCCGGGTTCGCGACCATCATCCCGACCGGGACCAAGGTGCCGATCACGAGGTGCGCCGTGGTGCTCGCCGCCAGATGCGGCACCGCGTCGAACGTCTGCTGGGTCAGGCCGCTGGGCGTCCCCCCGGCGGTGTACTGGGTGCCGTCGAGCGAGATCATGCAGTAGCCCGGCGCCCACTCGACGGCGATGTTGTGCCAGGCGTCGAGCGCGAGCCCCCCGAAGTAATCGTGGCCGCCGCCGCCGTCGAGGTACCAGACCTGCCAGTCCGGGCCGAGCGGACCGCTGAAGGCGTAGAACTGGAGCTTGTTCGAGTCGTAGATGAGCTGGAAGAGGTTGCCGCTGCCGCCGCCCGTGAGCTGCCGGCACAGGACGATCGAGCTGCCGGCGTAGCTCGACGTGAACTGCACGTCGAACGACAGCGCGAGCCCCTGGACGCTCTCCAGATACGTGACATTGCCGAAGTCGATCGCACCGTCGGTGGCGGTGAACTGGTAGCCCGTCGCGCCATTGAGATAGATATAAACCGACGCCGATCGACCCGGAAAATTGTCCGACGTCCAGGTGACGACATCGTAGGCGCCCGAGAGCGGTGCCGTGTAGATCACCTGCGAGCCAGTCGTCGGCGTCACCCAGCCGTTCAGGGCGGACCACGTGATCGACTCCCCCGGCAGGAGGTTCTCGGCCGTGAGGGTCTTGGCACTCCCCCAATAGACGCCGTAGACCGGCCCGAACGGCTCCGACGTGTAGGTCAAGGGGGACGGGTTGGTCAGGGTGCTCGAGTTCGTCGTCGAGATCGTGATCGGCCCGAACACGGCAGGCGTGTAAGCGAAGGTCTGCGCCCCGGCCCCGGAGAAGGTCACGTTTGCTGGCGTGAAGGTGCCGCCGGTGCCGCCATCGTCGGGGGTGATCGTCGCCGTGGACGTGCCGCCGACCGGGGTGACGGTGAAATCGGTCGACTCCGCCAAGATATCGCCCGACATCGGCCCCATGAGGGTATACGAGGTCGCTGCGGTCGAGACCGGCGCGAACGAGGCGATCACCGCGTTGGGGTAAGCGACACCGGACGAAAACGTGGCGGTCTCGGTGTAGCTGCCGGCCGGCGTGATATCGGCATTACTGTCGAACAGACCGAAGATATCAAAGGCGTGGTCATACGTCCGAAGCGTGCAGTTGCTCACCGCCGAGGGCGGGACGGACCCGCCGCCGCCCCAGGACATGATCGCCCAGCTATTGTCGGCAACCGTCGTGACTGTCGCGGCGAGCGTGTAGCTCGAACCGCTCGAGTTCGCCGTCCCGGTCGCGTCGGGCTGGGCGGTCTGCTTGACCCCCGTGTAGTCCGCGGCAAGCGCGGCATTGAAGGCGCCGCCAGACACGACGACGTTGTTGGCTCCGCTGTCGGGATTGAGCAAGAAAAACAGGTAATTCCAGCGGTTGCCATACGGCGTGACGCCGGCCTTGGCCGCCAGTGTCATCGACACGCCATTATACGTGACGCCGGTCACCGTATCGGTGTTATCACCCTTGACTGCGACCACGAGCAGCCGGTTGGCACCGCCGCCGACGGTGTACGACGCGGTGAGGCCGCCGCCGAGGCCGCCGTTGTTTCCGAGATCGGCGGAGCCGACATAAGCAATGCTCATGCGGTGATTCCTCCGGCCGTGGGACCACCGATCGCACCGGCCCAGACCGTGCGCATGATGTCGTGGCCGCCGTGGTCGACGTTGATCCGCAGCGCCACGATACCTGCGGTCGTGATCCGGCCCGACGCGGTGTCGGTGCCGCTGAAGACGTTCATTCCGTTCTGGCTGACCGTCAGCGTGACGGTCGAGCCGGCCCCCGCGACGGTCACCATGAACGTGTCGCCCGCCACGACCGAACTGAGCGTTTGGGTGGTGCCGACCTGATGGTAGGCCGAGCCGTCCCAGCGGTAGACCTGGAGCTTGAACTGGCTGCCAGTGTAATAGACCTGCGCGAAATAATAGCTCTGGCTGCCGCTCGATCCCTGGACCCGCAGCGACACGCCCACCGGGTTCGAGCCCGTCCCGACCCCGGTGGCAAAGTCGGCCCCCACGACGAACCAGACCGCGTAATCCGTACCCGGCGGCGTCCAGGACGAGACCGGCATCGTCCCCTCGGTGAAGGTACCCGAGGTGTAGACGGCACCGCTGCCGTTGAGGGAGAGCACGCCCGACCCGCTCCAGGTGGCGCCGCTGCCGGAAGTGTGCGAGGCCAGGTCGCCCGCCGCCCCGGGGAAGGCGTCGAAGAGATCCGTCGTCGAGGCAATGGCCGTGATGACCAGGGCGTGATCGCCGAGCGTCGTCGGCGGGTTGACCGTGGGCCCGGTCGGCGTGTACCAGCCCGGCCCGCTGACGTTCGCCGTGATCCGGTACTGGCCCGCGTCGGGAGTCGGCGCGGTCGCAGTACCGCTCGGGGTCGCGTCGGTGATCGGCAGGTCGCCGAGGACATCGGACCCCGACCGCACGTAGATCCCCGCCCCGTAATTGACCTCGGTACCCGCCTTGGCGACTGTGACAACCGGGTTCGTGCCGGCGAGTGAACAGGCAGGGCCATCAAGCGAGAATTGCGGCTGAATCCTCAGCATCTGCATGGCTGACACGGGGACATTCACCAGCGAGTAGATCCCCATCCCTGTGCTGTCGGGGTCCCAGCGGTCGTCGGTGTTGCCTTCGATGAAGATGTTCAACCCCGAGGACGCATCAGCGACGATGCAACCCTTGTAGCGCATCGTGTCCAGGATGACACGCGCCTGCCCACCGAGCGGGAAAGAATCCTTGTTGGCGTCGTACCAGTCCTCCCTGAGCCGCAGCCGGCCGCCGCAGGGGATCTTGTTCGGCGCATACCCGTAATTGATCGTTGAAATCGCCGGCCATTGCTGGTACGAGTCGAAGAAGCCGTTGGCGATCGTGATCCGTATCGGGTGCTTGAGCCCCGGTCCCGCGTCGAGGCCGAGGATCACCCGCTCGACTTCCTCGTACTTGGTCGTCAGCACGCCGATCGGCAATGCCGCGGCGTCGGCGCCGATCAGGGTGCCGTTGTCGATCCGCTGGACGCCCCCGGCGACGTCGAACTTCGCGCCCCCCTCTGACACCCACGCGGACACGCCGTCCCACACCGGCTGATACAGCTCGATCAGGTGGTCGATGCCGCCGGTCGTCTCGTCGCGCACGAACAACACAAGGTGCCTGTCCCCCGCCGGGTCGCTGGTGGGCCGGTTGTCACCGGGGACCACTCCCTCGATCGAGACCGGGATCGGGACCGGCACGGTCGACCCGGCGTCGTGCCCCCCCTCGGTGTAGGTGATCCCCTGCGTGGACTGGTTGCCCGCGACCACGTTGAACGGCATGCCGTAGAGGCCATAAGCCGTTGTTCCGCTCGCGGTCGACACGAAGTCGACGTGGAGCGGCACGTGCAGGCAGACGTACCCATGATCGGCGGTCGCCGAGATGTTGGCATGCGTCAGGGCGAAGCTCACGGTCTGGCCCGACACCGCCGTGAGGGTCCAGGTGCCGTCGAAGGTCGAGTTCGCCAGCCCGCTGACCTCGACGACGGTGCCGATCTGGTAGCTTCCCGGGTCGGGGATCATGGTGACCGTCAGGGTGGCGACGTTGGATATGAGCGCGACCTTGACCACGGTCATGCGCGCCAGCCAGTTGGCAAAGAGGCCGTCGGACTGGTAATCGACCTCGTCGCCGGTGACGTCGCGGCCGATCTCCGCCCAGTAAGGCCCGACGTCGAAGGCGAACCCGCCGAACGCCGGCGCAATGTTGCCCCCGGCCGGGCCGCTGCCGTCCGTGCTATTTGTGCCGGAAATGCCTAACTGCACCATTGCTAAATAGTCAACGGCCGAGGGGTCGCTGAGGCCGCCATCATTCGTACCGGTGATCGATCGCGTCCCCCATCGCAAGGGCGTATAGGTGACCGGGACCGGCGTCGTACCGTTGAGCGTCACGGGGTTCGGCGAAAACGTCCCGGCATCGGGATCGCCATAGGCATCGTCCTGCAAGGTCACGTTGGCCGACGACGGCCCATCAGCAGCGAGGGTGAAATTCTGTGATGCGACGGTGAGATCGCCCTTGGCCGGGCTGGGCGGCGTGATCGTGTAGGTGGTCGCCATTGAGGAGTACGCCATAGCCCCGACCGTGCCGACCATCGGATTTCCGCTGGCGTCGGTCGAATAGGTGTCGCCCGGGTACGCATGGGTTGAATCGTAGTAATGAACGAGTGCCGATGCTCTGGGCCGGAAGCCGGCGCGGACCCAGGGGATCAGGTCGTTCTTCGTCAAGGTCGGGTCGTTCTGGAGCAGGGTGAGTGCCGCCCCGACCGATCCGTCCGTCGAGTGAACGAGTTGGCCCCAGGTCTGGAGGTTGCGGCTGATATCGACGAACTGGGGGCCGTCCGACTCGCCGCTGCTGATGACGCCGAAATCGTGGTCGTGCGTCCCCGGCGAGGCCGAGAGCGGCGTGTTGTACTGGGTGCCGTCCGCCGCATCGCTCCACGTTCCACCGGGAACCTGCTTCATGCTGGCCGTCGCGTTGTAGTCGGCGTTCGCGCCGGAAACCAGGTCGGTAACCGGCGTCCCCCAGTTGTTCTGGAGCACGTAGCCATCGCGCGAGCCCGTCCGCCAGAGCAGGTTGCCCTTGCACGCCAGGAGGGTGTCGGCGGTCTGCGGACCCACGACACAGGTTGCCCCGATCGCACCGCCGGCCCCCGAGCCGCCGGTCGGGCCGACGATCGCGGTGTTGTGCAGAAACGTGTACTGCGGCGGATTGGAATCGGTGCCGTTGGTGTCGATGATGAGGATCGCACCCGAGGCGCCACCAGCCGCGTTCGGAAGGGCGATATTCTGCGCGAACGTCGCGACCCGCGCCGGATCGGCGCCCCCCTCGGGAAGCCCCAGGAAGCCCGGCGCCTCGAAGGTCGCGAGCGACTGGCAGATGTTGCCGACATACGCCTGCGTGGCCGCCGAGTTGCCCAGAAAGAAGCTGTTCGAGCCGGCGCCGCTGGTGCCGAACAGCAGGTAGTTATTCGAGATCCCCCCGCAAATCGTGTTCTCGGAAACCGCCTGGTGATAGCAGAAATTCCCGTCGAAGGAGAGCCATTGCTCGTTATCGTCGCCGAAGAAAACATCGTCCATGTAGTTATAGTCAACGTTGACGCCATCGACAGCGCTGCAACCAAGGTAGCCGTAGCCCATGAACCGATTGCGGAGCACGCTCCGCGTCCCCGAATCTGCGGTCACGCTGATACTCAGAAAGAGCGCGTAGCGGTTCGAGCTGCCGTTGTAATAATTGAAATTGGTGAACCAGTTGTCGGTGATCGTGATGTTCGTCGAGCCGGTGCTGTTCAGCATGGTGACGCCGAGGTCGGCATCGTTGAACGTGCAGTTAGTGACCGTGATGTCGCCGTCGGTGGTGCCATAGAAGTTGCTGAACATCCCGTAACTGGCGGTGTTGCCGAGATGGCTGAAATCCGTGTACGTCGCTGTCTTCAGGCCGCAGGTTGCCCCGGACTGGACCACGATAATTGTGTTGTGGCCGCTCCGCCCGAGGTCCGTCGTGACCGTGGCATGGTTGCCGCTGGTGCCGTTGCAGACGAGCCGGTGGATGTAGCATCCGACGTTGAACTGGAGCGTCTTGGTCGACGCCGGGTAAAAGCAGAGCGTGGCGCCGGCCGAAACCACGATGAGCGCCTGCGCCGTCGTCGACGTGGAGGCTTTGCCGAGGTCGCCCTTGAGCTTGAGCGTCACCCCGCTCGCGATCGTCAGCGTGGCCGTGGTCGGATAGGTGTTGGCGAACTGGATGGCCGGCGTCGAGCTGTCATCGCCGACGGTGATCGTGCTGGGCGCGTCGGCCGTGATGTCGTGGCCGATCGTCACCGTGTCGCCGTCGGTGGGAACCCCCGTTGGCATCCAGACCGCCGAGTTTGACCAGTTTCCATCCTGATTACTTGCGTAAGCCGTCATTACCCATCTCATGAAAACTGGTATAATGCAACGGTCAACCGGGCGGGGCACAGACAGACGGGCACAGGGCGATGGGACCGATGGAAAAGAGCAGCCATAACCAGAATCACGCCTACATGCAGAATCGTTACATGATCCTGGATATCGCGGAGAGCCGCCGCGCGGGCAAGGTCGTCTGGTGGGGCCGGTCGCTCCGCGATCCGGCAACGTCCGACATCGCCGAGGCGGGGCGGTATCCCCGCGATTACTTCCGGCGGCCGTCGGGCGAGTTCGTGGCGGTCCCCGAGGACATCGCGGTCATGCTCGTCGGCCAGCCGTTCAGCGTAACCAGGGAGCCCGAAGAGGCGAAAAGTGAGTTTCAGGTTTAGCCCCTCATCGCGTCGATCAGGCCGCATTCGACCGTGATCGTCGGGTAGCCGTTGACCGGGGATATCTCCGCCGTGAACCCCTTGACGAGGTTCTCGACTTCGAGCATGAGCCAGTCTGCCTTGGCGCTGTACCAGTTCTCGCGCTGCCCGGAGCCGACGATCACGTCCTGCATGACCAGGAACGCGGCGTACTTGGCACAGATCTCGCGGACCCGCCTGGGCTGGTTAATCATGAGCCCTGGGCTCAGACCGGGAACGACCGGCGTGAGGTCGAAGTTGTTCGCCGGCCCGTTGGTCGGCTGGGCCGGTCCGGCGTCAAGCTGGGCCTGGAGCCAGACCGAGTAGCCTCCGGTGCGTCGCGGACCCCACGTCGGCACGGGGTTGCCGAACACGGAGATGTTCAGCCCGGCGGTCAGCCGGTAGTGCCGCTGGATCATGTTGTCCATCCAGTTCCGGGCGGCGGCACGCTGGGTCAAAAAGCCAGTTTCGTCGGCCTCGAAGACGGAGAGGTTCTGGAGCCACCGGCACCAGCCGAGCATGTCCTGGAGCGTGCAGTAGGTCGGCAGGGCCGTCGCCGTGCCAGGGGACGGCAAGACCTGGAGGTTCCCGCCGCCGCCCGTGATCTCGCCGGTGCGGCCGGAGCGCGTCAGGTAAACCTGGTAGTCGTACTTGGCTGGCAGCCAGGTCGCCGTGTCCGCGTTGTTGAACGAGATCACGTACTGCCCGAGGTCGTACCCGTGCGGCGGCGGGCTGGGCAGGGTGAGCCAGGACACGGACGGGGAGAAGAGGACGGCCTGGTCCTGGCCGCCCCAGACCTTGGACGTCAGCGTGTCCGTGGACAGGAATCCGGTGGCGTCGGTTCCGTCGGGATTGTAGATCTGGAGCACGAAGTCCCGGGCGGTCCCCTGGACGATCTCTAGATCCTTGCCCACTGGGTACTCCTGGCCTCTCGGTCCCTCGATCTCTCAGTAAAGCAGGCCGCTCGCGAACTCGCCGAGCGGCTCGGAGACGTCTTCCTGGCCGAGATCCTCGGCCGAGATCGGCAGCGAGGTGAACCTATCCAGCTTGGGCACCGGCCCGGAGACCCCGGTAGCCTCGCTGTAAGAGTCGAGCCCGCTGGTGAACTCGCCGAACGGGTTGGAGCCGTGTTCCTGGGCCAGGTCCTCGGCCGAGATCGAAAGCGAGGTGAACCTCGTGAAAACGGGCGTCATGGCCGGTCCGTCTTTCTGGCGACGATAAGGCTGGCCTTCTCGCCGCCGACCATCCAGGCTCGCGTCAGCTCGGGGACGGACATCCGGTCGGCGTCCAGGATGACGATCAAGTCAAGGATCTCGGGCCTGCGAACGGCAATGCTGTGCGAGTCATCGACGTTGAACCACGTCCCGTTGAACAGCTCGACGTGGTTGTCGACGATCGAGTTCGAGGCGAGCGTCTGGCACGTCTCGGCGAGGGTCGATATCCGCTGGACGGTCGGCCTGATCTGCGCGGTCTCAGGCACGATTACGAGCACGTCCTGGCGGTTCTGTCGGACAGACCTCCTCGGCGTAGCGTCTGACCGCCTCGGAGCCCTGCTCGCCGATCTGGCGGCGGCAGGCGGTGGCGATCCTCTCGGTTGTCATGTGCGCGAGCGACCGCGGTCTCTCGATCCGTTTCATCGGTGGACCCTCCGTCTCTTCGCTCCGTCGAAAGTGACTTTCGGGGTCGCCAGGTCGGCCGGCGGCGGACGGTAGGCAACGGGCGGCCTGAAGCGACCAGGCCGCCCGTCGTCCGGGAGAGGAGAAGGTTTGTCGCTGGCCCGGTCTCGTCTGGTCAGAACGAGACGGTGCCGAGGATGCCGTGGTCGGGCCGGATGACGGACCGGGCGTAGCCGGCGTCGACGGTGATCATCCACCCGCCGTACTGCTGCTGGTAGCCCACCATGACCCGGACCGGGACGATGTCCTTGAGCATGATGTTGTTCGCCAGCACGTTCGGGGTGTCGGGGATCGGCAGGGGCCGAATCCCCAGGGCGACCGCGTGGCGATGGAAGATCGCCGACGTGTAGGTCGTCGTGGCGGGCGAGCCCGACGTGACGTTCGGCATGTCGGGGTCGAAGTCGAGGAGTGCCCCCCACTGCTCGCCCAGCATCCCGTAGCGCCGCGTCTCGCCGGCGATCTGGTAGCCGATCTGGGAGTTGGCCGACCACGTCGTGTCGTTGGTCATGTTCGCGAACACGAGCGGGTGGAACAGCCCGAAGAAGTTGCCGAAGTCGCGTACCGGAATCCTGGCCGAGGCCAGCTTGCCGAACGCGGTGACCATGTTCGCCGTCGTGAACTCGTTGGAGGAGCCCGCGATCGGCGACCCGTAGACGTTGAAGTTCGTCGAGTTGAACAGGCTGCCGAGGTCCTGGTTGATGTACTCCAGGATTCCCTTGAGACAGGAATCGAGGAACATCTTGCGGATGTCGGTCGGCGTGTTGTACTGCGAGAAGTCCGAGACGACGAACGAGATGCCGGGATGGTTGGTGAACGGCAGCGCCACGACGGTGCTGCTCGGGTTGATCGGGGTGAACGACCCGGTGCCGATGTCGGCGACCTGGGACGTCAGGCGTGCCGGGAGCGGGACGTTGATCGTCTGGCCGAGTGCGGCCTCCTCGGGCTTGTAGTCGACGTAGACGCTCTCAATGATCTTGGTAGGTCCAACCACCGCTGCGTTCGCCTCTCCGAAGGCGGCAACAAGATTTTGATAGAAATTAGAGGCGTCAACTGACATGATATCTCTTCCTGTTTATCAATCCCTTATCGCCTTCACCTTGGGGTGTTCCCGGGATTGATTCTGATCGCCGAAACTCAGTTTCAGCGGCGACGGGGCTGGCCGGGCGGCTGGATCGGTGCCATGCGAAGCGTTTTGCCGGCGGCAGCCTCGGCGATCGCGATCGAGTCGGCGGTCGAGATCACGCCAGGCTTGTTGACGATCGGCCCGACGTTGAGGACGCCCGATTGGGTCATGGGCGTGCCTCGCGGCGCTCCCGGGCCTGGCGGCACGGGTTCCCTGGGCAGGACGGCGGGCGCGTTCCCTGCGGACCCGCTGGAGCCATTGCTGGCGGCCTGGAACAGGAAGCGGGCCTTGGCTCGGGCCTGCCTGAGCTGCTCCAGGGCGGTCGTCGCCTCGGGCGGCTGGCCCTCGGGGACGTAGCCGACACGGCTCCAGACGTCGTCGATGGTGACGCCGTCGTTGAGCGTGACGGGGTGGTTCTGCTCGTCCTTGAGTTCGCGCACGGCGGCGAGGAACGCCCGCTCGTGGTCGCGTCGTGCGATCTGGGCTTCGAGGTCCCTGATCCGGGCGTTGGCCTCATCGGGCGGCAACGCGATCCGGGCCTCGGTCTCCTCGTAGAGATTCTTGAGTTGAGTGTACTCGTCTGTCAAGGCATTGAGGGCCTGGGTGACCTCGTCGCGCTCGGCGACGACGGAGTTGTACTCGCTCTCCATCGCCTCGGCGGCCTCGACGATGGGCTTCCACTCGTCGATGGTCTTCTCCAGGTACTCCAGGTCGGGCGCCGCTTCGAGGAGCGTCTGGTGCTGGGATCTCAGGTTCTCGTGCTCCTTCAGGAGGTTGTCGTACTTCTCCTGGATGGTCCGGTGTCGGGTCCTCGACGCTTCGAACTTCTGTCGCCAGCTTGCGGCGTCGGCTTCCTTCTCGCGGAGCTGGGACCGGAGCAGCGAGTTAGCTTCGTTGACGTCAGACATGGCTTCGTCTCGTTCTGCTGGCGTTGTCATGGGATCTGGATTTGGATCAACGTGTCGATCAGGTCGATCGATTGGTTCTAGCCCGGCCTTCTCCCGGTCGCGGCCCGCGAGGATTTCGGCCCACTCGGGCTCGAACGGGTCCTCGGCGGTCGCCTCGCCAGGTCGGATACTCACGGTTAAAAGTCACTTTCTGGATTTCTCAACCATGCCTGGCCCTGGCCGCCTTTTCCTTCTCGACCATCTTCTTGTACTCGCTGGTCCGGCGGTGCGTGATGTTGAGCCGGCGGCCGATGTGCTTGATCTGCCTGGCGACGGGAGAGCCCTCGTAGAGGTGCGTCTCGGAGAGCTTGCCGAGCCGCTCGCGGAGGCCGCCCATGATCTCCTTGGCGCGCTTGTCGATCCTGGCGATGCGCTCCTCGCGGCTGGCCTTCTGTTTGGTCCGTGCGACGGCCGTGTGCTCCCCGGCATGCGGGTTGTGCATGCCGACCCCGGTGGCCCGTCCCGTCGATGTCGGCGGCACAGGCGAGGATGCTGTTCCCTTCCTGGGAGTCATGGCGGCGCGAACGCGGGCCTCCTGGGTGGTCGTCCGTCCCAGGCTGCGGTTGATCTGGCCGAGGCGGACCTTCTCGGGATGAGCCTGTTCAACGGCTTCCTTTGCGGCGGCGTGCGCCCGCTGCGGAGCAAAGTATCCGGCTTCAAGGAGCTGCCTCTGCCGCTTCGCCGCCGACGCTTCACCTGGAGAGCCAGCGCGACGCTCAGCGATATCAGTCGCCTTGTCGGCAAGTGTTCTTGCGCGCTGGACCCTGTTCCCCTTATCACTCCGGGTTGCCGCAGCCTGCTCCTTGGCCGGAAGTGACTTCTTCTCGCGTTCCTCGACTGCTGCCTTTGCCGCGGCATGCGCCCGCTGCGGAGCAAAGTAACCAGCTTCAAGCAGACTTCTCTGTCGCTTGGATGCGGTTGCCTCACCCGGAGTGCCGACACGCCGGTTTACGATTGAAGTCGCCTTTTCAGCAAGCATCCTTGCCCGCTGGACCTTGTTTCCCTTGGCTGCCCGCTTGGCAGCGGCCTGCTCTCTGAGCGACGGCGTGGCTGGACGAGCGGATACGGTTGGTGGGTTGACACTTGCGATAATGCTCCCTTTGGCATGCTGCTCGCGAATTGATTTCGCGGCAACAACCTTGGATTCACGATATTCCATCCCTGCCTTTGACAGGATTCCAAGACGGGCTGCTCTCTTGGCTCCGCGTTCCTGGCGTGCGATGCCAGCGGCCAAGGTGCGTTGTTCTGCTGTCATGCCCATCCGAGACCGATGCGCCGCCGCCTGCTCTTTGAGCGATGGCGTGGCGACGCCGTGCTCGCGACCGCCGGCCAGGCCGCCGACGTGCCCGGTCGTCCCGTGCGTCCCGGTGGCGGCCTTCGCCCGCTCGACGGCGGCGTGGGCGGCCGTTGGCGTGCCGGACGGGGCGGCCGAGGCGTGCCGGCCGCCGAACCTGGGCAGCGGGTGCTGGCCCTGGAGTGCCGCCGACCGCCACGCTGCCTGCTCGGAGCGAGCGACGGCGTGCGTCTCCTCGCCGGTCATGCCGCGGCCGACGTGCGGGCCTCGCCCGGCCATCCCGAACCTCTCGGCGACGTCGTGCCGCTGGTACTGCTCATGGGCGATGTCGCGGGCTCGCGCCCGGACCCTTGCCAGCCGCTCCTCGTGGGTCTCGCCCGGCTTCCTGGGCTGGCGAGCGGACGGCGCGAGCCCGAGCGTCTCGCGCAAGCTCGGCGCCTTGCCGGCGGCGCCCGGCTCGTCCCACCGGCGGCTCCTGGAAGTGACTTTCGCCGCGGCGGGCGCTGCCGCAACAGCGACGCTTCCAGCCCCCTCTTTGGCGGCGATCTTGCGCCCCTTCTTCGCCACCTTCTCGGCCTTGAGACCCTCGGCGATCCGTTTGGCGTGGGCGGCGATCCGCTCCTCGTGGCCGGGAACGCTCGAAGACGGGCGCTTGCCGGTGGCGGTCCTGCGTGCTTCCTCGGTCTTGACACCGTAAGAACGTTTCTCAAGCCCCTCGGCCCGAGTCCCCAGAACCCGGGCGTGGGCGTGTGCCTTGACGGCGGCGCGAGGACCGTGCTTGATCGTCTTGAGCAGCGCCTCCTGGCGGGCCTTGGTCATCGTGGCCGAGGTCAGCAGCTCGTGCTTGGCTGCCTTGACGTCGGCCTCGGCCTGCGTGCCCTTGGCCCGGTAGGTCGCGGACCTGGCCTTTGCTCGCTCGGCGAGCTGGGCGGCACGAGTCTCGGGAGAGCCCTTGGCCGCACGGGACATGGCGGCCTGCTCCCTGAGCTTGCCGACGTGCGGCGGCGGGACCGGCGCCCCCTTAGGCTTCTCGCTCTTGCCGCCGTGCGAGAAGAACGACATGATCCCGGACGGCCCGGCCTTGGCCTTGGCCTTCTCGCTCTCTGCCCTGGCGATGTCGACGCGGGCCGTCTTCATGTCGGCGGCGGCCTTGGCCCGGACGCGGGCGGCGAGCCCGCCCTCGGTCTTGTGGGTCCGTGGACTGGCCTTCTCGACGCGATGGCTCATGGCCGTGGCGCCGGCGGCGGAGACCTGCTCGCGGAGCGACGGGCCGGTCGGCCCGTGCGCCTGGGCTCGCGCGGCCTGGGCCTGCTTGCGTTGATCGATCTTCTCCCGGGCGGCGGCAGCACGAGCCTTGACGCCGACGACGCCGTGCATGGCCCGGTGCTCGTGGACCTGTGCCTTTAAAGTTGCCCCGCTCGCGCGGTATAATTCACCCTTGCGGAGTGCGTGTGCCTTGGCCCTACATTTACCGAGAACCGCAGCGACTTCAGCGGTCATCCCGCTTGTCTTCCAAGAGGACATAGCTTTACTACAGGATGGGTCCGATGTCTTGCTTTTAGCAGAGACATAGTGACCGCCAGACATCTTCAATTTCGATGATTTTGCTGGCATATAATCATTTCTCCAGAAAGAGTTCCGCGATGGCGTTCCCGAAAGCTGACCTCACTGGCAACGTATACGGACTCTGGACCGTGGTCAAGTTCGCCGGTCGCAGGAACAGGAAAGCGTTATGGTTGTGTCGATGCGAGTGTGGGTCCGAGAAAACTCAGTTCGGGGATAATCTGACCAAAGGACAGACGAAAAGCTGCGGGTGCAACAAAGGAGCGATGATAGCATCACAAAAGATAAAGTATGAAAACAAGTATTCTCACAGTATAATAGAGTATCGAATTTGGTGTGCAATTAAGACTAGATGCTACAATAAGAATAATCCAGCATATAGATTATATGGAGCAGTCGGAGTCACGATGAACGAGGAATGGAAGAGTTCGTTCCTAGCTTTCCTGAGAGACATGGGCCACTGTCCAGGTCCAGAATATTCCATAGATCGTTACCCTGATAATCGTGGGAACTATGAGCCCGGAAACTGCCGATGGGCTACGCCTATTGAACAGAGCCAGAATCGGAGAAACAATCGCAAACTGACTTTTGCCGGAGAAACCAGGACAGTCTCAGAATGGTCGATATTATTGGGGATTCCTTGGCAGAACATCCATTCGAGGCTTAGCAAAGGTTGGTCTGATGAGCGAACATTGACAACTCCGATTAAGCATAATAAATAGTCTATTCATCTTCTTCTTTGTTCATCCCGTCGAACGCTGCCGTGTCGTTCTGCCGGGCTTTCCTGAGCTGGTCCCGGATTGCCCGGAGGACTTCGCGGGACTCGCGGTCCTGGGGAGGCTGCTTCAGGAGTACCCGGTCGATCTGCTCGGGCAAGAGCGACGCCTCGCTGCTCCGTCCGTTGCGGAACAGCCTTCGGACCTCGGGATAGGGCGGCCCGCCGTTGAGTTTCGCGGCCCACGCGATCAGGGCGACCAGGACGGCGTCCTGGGGGCGTTCCAGCGTCCAGTGCCTTGATTCCCAGGATCGCGGCGCGGACGGCTCCTGCTCGGTCCTGGCCCGCTTCCCGGCGGTCCTCTTGAGGTCGGCCCGGCCCATGCGCTGGTTGGTGATCTTGGCCGCCGGGCTGCCGGATCGTTCTCGGGCCTCGGCGAGGATCATTCGTACGTCCCTGTCGAAGTCGCCCGTGGACCTCCAGCCCGAGGCCGTCATGCAGGTGAAGCGGAGCAGTCGGCACGGCTTGAGTTGCTGTCCCACTGGAATGACCCTGGTCTGGCTAGAGTCAGCCAAAGTTAAGTTCAGAGTTCGAAGAGGATCGACTCGCCCGGCTCTCCCGACCCGACCTCTTCCTTGAGCCTGGCGAGCATGTCGGCGACATCGCGGCGAGCCGGCCTGTGATCCTGGATGGCTCTCGCGAGCTGGCCGGCGAAGACGCTTGAGTCCATCGTCAGGCCGTCGCGGAACAGCTCCTGGACTGCCTGGAAACCGTCGTCCGGGAGCGACTCGGCCCACTTAGAAAGTGACTTCAGGCCGCCGTGGCTGGCGAGGTGATAGCCGACCTCCCGGCCCTGGGCGTTCGTCATGACGATGTTAACGGACATCAGGGTTAATCCTCTTGCCGTGCCTGGTCAAGCCTTCGGCGGCGAGCCTGGCCTTGTAGGATTCCTGACGCTGCTTGCGCGATTCGCTGGCGGCTGCCGCCCTGGCACGGAGGGTCTCCAGTTCTTCTTCGGACATCCTGAGCGTCCCGCGAGCCTTTGCCGGCAGCTCATGCTCCGGCGATTCTACCAGGCGGCGCAGTTCTCGGGGATCGGAAACCTTGTGCATTGATGACAACGTCCACGGACCCGAGCCGCGACGATAGTAGAGATTATGACCTGAATAGTTGCTCTTGTGTGCCCCGCCCTGGTACCTGTGCCGCTCGTCGACGACGATCGTGTGGAACTCGGCATTCGGGCTTGAGTTCACGATCAGGGCCTTGCGGTGCAGAGCGTCATCGTGGACGGTGAGCGCTTGCTTGGACCCGGTGAGCTTGGTTTTGACCTCGACGTGGTGCGTCATGCCCCTGGTCTTGAGCCTCACGTCGTCGGCCTTGTACCCGGTCTTGCGCGTGGCTCCCAGCCAGCGGGCGACGCGGGCCTCGATCCTGTCAGCGTGCGCCCGTTCTTCCTTGCCGACGGTCTTTCCGAGGAACTTGGCCTTCTCGATCTCGATCGGGATGGCTGTTCCCTTGGCGCTGGCCACCTTGACGGCCGACGGGCCGGCGACGGCTCCCGCGGCGACGGCAGCCCCCGGCAGAGGCTATCCTAGCTTTCACCCGTCCGAGCGCCTGGTCAGGAGTCCCCGTCCCTGGCGAGCCTCGGAGGGCAGCCGCCTTCTTGCGGCAGCCGGCGAGGATCTTGGCCAGGTCATGTGTGAGCGTGCCGCCGGACTTCCAGGACGACATCGCCTGTGAGCAGGCTGGGTCTCGGGTCTTGGAGCCTTTGCCCACGGCGGCGTAGTGGCCGCCCTTGAACGTCGCTTTCCTGGCCGTGGCGGGCATGTCCGGGCCTCAGCGTTTGCCGCCCCGCTTGGACTTGACGAGCTTCTTGCCCTTGATCGTCTTCTTCTTCTTGTGCGAGCCGGGCGTCTTGCCGCCGCAGCCGCACCCGCAGTCAGCCTTGCCAGTACATGACATGATATGCTCCCACCAGTATCTGTAAGATCAGTTTACGTTCTCGACGCCCAGCAACCGGAGGACCGGAGCAACGAGATTATTCCAGCAATCGCCGCACAGCTCCAGCGAGGAGATCGGGCTGGCCGTCGAGATGCCGTTGCGCTCCCGGGTCCATGAGAGCTTATAGAAAGCTACTCCGCCATTCCAGTTACCGTTGACTTTCTCTCCTGGCGGGACGTCTTTCTTGCAGTAGTCGCAACTGACTTGCTGGTAAACGAGGTCTATCACCTCGCGGGTCTTTTCCTGGCGTCTCATGGCTGCCCGTGCCTCGCGATGGTCGGGTCAAGGACCGGACAAGGTCACTCGGCTGCGGCGCCGGCGGCGACGTTGTTCTTGTCCTGCTCGACGGCGCCGGGGCCGGCGCCGGGGCCGGCCTCGGGCTCCTCGTCGGAGCCTGGAGATGCCCCGGGGAAACGACCCTCGCCCGGCTGGCCGTTGCTGCCCGGCTCCCCGTTGCCGTTCGCGCCGAAGAACGACGCCTGGTCAAGACCGTACTTCTTCTTCATATCGTTCATCCACTTCTTGTCTTCCATGACCTGCTCCAACTCGGCCTTGGCCGCGTCGCGGGACAGGCCGCGCCGACGCATCAGGACCGTGACCTCTGACGCGTAGTTGTTGGCGACCTCCCACTCGTCGGCCTGGTCCCGCTCGGGACCGGGGATCGGGATCTCGGGCTCGGACCATGTGCACGAGAGCTGGAGCTGGGCGGCGACCTCGGTATTCTCCGGGATGTCGTAGTAGGCGCCCGAGACGGCAAAGCAGACGCGGGCCAGGTCCTTCTCGTAGATCATCGCCATCGACCGCCGGGCCTGGGCACGGGTCAGGAGCGGCGCCTGCTCAGAGAGGATCGCGATGCCCGACGCTGCCGACTGCTGCTTCATGCGGATCGCCGCCTCGGGAATCCCGTTGTCCTCGTAGATCACGCTCCGGTACTCATCCATGTCCTGCCAGGAGCCGCCTATGTCGATCGTTCCTTCGAGCGCCTCGATCCGCGGTTCGAGCCCGGTCTGGGTCTGGTTGGGCATCCCCGGGACGTGCGTGATGCACCCAGGCGTGAAGATCGGTTTCCAGTCGGACCTCACGTTGTAGGCCAGCATCATCTTGTTTCGGTAGATCGACACAGAGTTAGCCGTGTCGGTCATGTCCATGTTGAGCTGATAGTTGGCGTTAGCGATGTCCGTGCCCGGCGAGTCGTTCCAGAAGTCCCGCACCGGCAGCTCGTAGTGAAAGAACGAGAACGGCAGGATTCCGTACGGGTTCTCGCCCGACTCTTCCGGGACGTACCTGGCGACCCGGCCGCCGGTCGTCTGGCTCAGGCCGAGCTTCTCGGTCTTGAACGTGTAGATGTTGGTCGCCGTCCAGAGCTGGAACTGGCGGGTCTCGTCGTACATCGAGATCACGCACACGGCCCATGGCTTGGTTGGCGTCTCGGGACTGCACCAGACGGCGAACTCCTCGGACCCTCGGACGTGGATGATGAGCGGCGCGTCGCCCATCGCCTCGGCGACGTTTGGGTCGAGCGTGGCGTCCGTGCCGGCGGCGGCGACCTGGAACATGGCGACGTCGTTCAGGGTCGAGAGCCGGTCAGCCCGGAGGAACTTGGCATTGACGTGGTTTGCCTCGTAGACCGACTGGAGCCAGGCGTCGGCCTCCTCCGAGTTCTCGACGCGGCGGGCCGGCCCCGGGACGTAGAGGTGCTCGCAGAGGGCGTTGACCGCCCGGCGAGTAATATTGGTCGTCCGCTTAGGTTTCTGCTCGTGGTCCCAGACGTTCTCGGCGTCCCTGTAACGGATGTACTGCTCGGTCTTGCCCTCGTAGAATCGCTGATTTCTTATGGCGTCGTCGATCCTGGGGTTGAACTCGTTTGTGAGTCCGTCCCGGATCGAGTCCATGATCTTGCCGAGGTCGTTCGTTACGTTCGTGGGCCGGGGATAGAGCTGTGTCCCCAGCGCCGAGGAGAAGATGGTCGCGATAGATCGCGTGAACCGGCTCAAGGAAAGTCACTTTCGCTCGGGCTAGACCGGCGCGGCGTGTGTCCTGTCAACGCTCGTTTCACTGGAGCCGCGGCGCGTTGTTGTACTGCGCCATTGCGTCGATCAGGTTGACGATCATGCCGCGGAGCTGGACGCCGACCCTGGCGACGTCGTCGGCGTTGGCCGGCGTGGCGGTCCCGGCGACCTGGGCAGCGGCAAGCTCGACCTCCAGGGTGGCCAGCGAGGCCATGTAGCCCTGGAGCGTGGACAGCTGGGTGGCCAGCGTCGTGGCCACGGTGTCGACCTCTCCCTGGAGCGTGGTGATGTCGCCGGACAGAGACATGGCAGGTTCCTCGGGACAACGGTCTGGTCTGTTCTGGCTTGGTCTAGTCGAGGTACGCGAACGTCATGAGCAGCGCGTCGCCGAGATCGGGCGATCTTCCCAGGCGCTGCATCAGGTCTTCCTTGGGCTCAAGCTTGGTCCGGTGCCCGTACAGCTCGTAGCGCAGTAGCCCGATCTCCTCTCGCATGCTAGGGTACCAGGACTCGGGCGGGATGAGAAACTGAGTTTGCTTCTCGCGGGTGATCTTCGGGTCGACCCGGCCGGTCTTGGGGTCTGGGGCCGGGTCAAGGGTCGTCCCTGGGTCGAGGCGCATACGGAGCCGCCAGCCGGCGCAGGATCGCAGGTTGACGAAGTCGGGGCCGCCGTGGAACGAGCCCGAGTAGGGCGTGGCGCCGAAGATGCCCTTGGCCTCAAGGTAGCGGGCCAGGTCCTTGCCGTAGACGCCGCCGACGTCGTAGCAGATCCGGTGCTCGGCGACGTTCCACTGGAACCGCTTGCGGACGATGTGGCCGGCGACGTCCTCGGGGCCGGCCAGGTTGTCGCAGTAGACGTCCAGGACGCCCAGGTCGTCGCGAACGACGATCACGGAGCGGTCCTTGCCGACGCCCTCGCTGAGGTCGACGCCCATGCGCGGGTGGCCCAGGAACTCGCCCGGCTTACGGCGGCGACTGATGCAGGCATCGATCCACCCGGGCGGGATCAGGGCGTCGACCGAGATGTCCGGGAACAGGGCGAGGATGCGCGACCGCCACCAGAGCGACCCCTCGCCGTACTGGCGGCGGTTGTTGTCCAGGAACCCTTTGTCGGCTAGGCCGCGCGACGATCGAGGCTTGTCGATGTCAGGGCTGTCGGTCGAGGGTATGCGGATCGAGACGACCCGGTCCTCGTCGGGGATGGTCGGGTCGTCCTTCTCGCGGGTCGCTCTCAGGTCCAGGTCTCGGAACCGGCCCTCGGCGCGGATCGGATTGCCGAAGACGACAGTCTTCTGGGCATTGAGCGAGTCGAGCGCCTCCCAGATGTCCTCGTCGATGCCGGACGCCTCGTCAACCACGACCAGCAGCTCGCCCGTGTGCTGCCCCGAGATCCGCTCCATGCCCCGGGTCGCGATCCCGATCACCTGCCATCCGGTGTTGTTCACGGCGAGCGTTTGAGGACTGACCTTGGGGCTATCAGTTACCTGTCCTGCGAGCGGAATAAGCGGGTTGGTGAGTGCCCGGCGGACCTCCTTGAAGACGACCGAGCCGAGCAGGTTCTGGCTCGGCGCCGTGACGATGACGAGCGAGTGCGGCCTGGTGTAGAGCCACCATAGGATGATCCCGGCGGCCAGGAACGACTTCCCGATCGAGTGTCCGGTGGGGACGACGACAGTCTTGTGCCTGACGACGGCCTCGCAGACCTTGCGCTGGCCGCTCCAGTAGCGCGCGGGCCGGTCCTTTCGAAGAACGGGGTCGTAGTATCTCCGACCGAGGACCTCGTCATTGAATCGCACAGGATCGTCGCGGCAGGACCGGATCAGGAGCGCGACTTTCTCGCTCTTGGTCGGCTCTCGTCCGACGGCGTTCCGGAGTTCGCCGATGGTCATCATCGGTCGTCGTCGTCCTGATCGTCGTCGTCATCGTCATCGTGCCTGCTCGCCTGGCCCTGCCCCTGTGGCTTCGCGGGCAGTCCGCCGCTCTGCCTCATGGCCTGCTCGATGCGCTCCAGGTCTTCGAGAGCTTTTGTCACGTCGTGGTCGCCGGCCCCGGGGTTGGCCTCTTCGTCTCGCCTGGGGGTCTTGTCGAGCATGAGGACTTCGCGTATTGCTCCAAGAATAGCATTCATGCGATCGACGTAGGCGGGGTTTCCCAGGCCGTCCTTGATCTGGATCTCGGACCGTTCGATGGTAGACGTCTGGTTCTTGGTTCCTGGGAGCAGGTTCTTCTCAGAACTGACTTTCTTGGTCGTCTGCTGTCCCTTGGATCGGTTCCACTCTTCCCAGCACTCGCGGAACATCTTGTGAAGCCACTTGAGCTGTCGCCCCCGCTCAGCGACGTGGGACTCGACGAGGGCCTCGTAGACGCGCTCGTGGTGTTTCTTGAGCGCGTTGCAGATGGTGGTATGGCCGATGCCGAGTCTTGCCCTGATCTCCAGGTGGGTGAACCCCTGCTCATTGAGCCGGATGATCTCGGCGACGGACTCTGGTGAGATTCTTGCGGGCATCTAGAGGACTCTCTGGCTAGCCGGGAGCGCGATGATCCTGAGGAACTCGCTCCTGGCGTCGTGGTTCGTCTTGAACAGTCCGCGAACGACGCTGGTCGTCATGCGGGACGGAGTCCTGATCCCACGCATGGTCATGCAAAGGTGCTCGCCGAGCCGGAAGACGTCGCCCAGCTTGGCCTGCGTGACGGGGTCACGCCGGATCACCCCGGCGATCTTCTCCAGGCTTTGCCCATCGGTCTCGGCAACGGCGGCCTCCCCGCCAGAACCATCGCCCGATTGGCCATTAGTCCCGTCACCGACACCGTTCAGGCTCTCGCGGAGGGCAGCCAGCTCCACCTCGGTCCAGCCGAGGAGGTCCGGTGCGATCCCCTCTAGCCGCAGCGTCTCGACCTGCTTGAGGAGCGGACCGAAGTCGAACCGCGACAGGTCGGTTGACCTGTTGTCGTTGATCGAGTACCCAACGGCTTGCGACGGTGACCAGTCAGACCGCTTGACGGCGACGAGCTGATCGGGGCCGGTTCGACCACGAGCAGCTCGCGGATTCCCGCCTGTCGCGCCGCCTAGACGGTGCCGTTGCCAGCGCGGACGATGTTCCTGGAGTCGAGGACGATCGAGCGTGCCGGCCCGAACTGGACGAGCGAATCACCGATGACGGACAGGTTTCGGTCGTCGTGGATGCGAACGTTACCCTGGTCAATGTGAACGTCATCAATGTCGACGACGGTCGTCCTGGCGACGACCTGAGCCTGGCCCTGGCTCTCAACCAGCCCAGGCCCAGGCCCAGTCTCCGGTTCAGGCTCTTGCGCTGGCTCCTGGACCGTCCCGTTCTGCGCCTTGCGTCTGGCCATGCCTCTCTCCCGGTCTCCCCGCGACGAAAGTCACTTCTTCCTGGCGGTCTTCTTCTTCTTCTTCTTGGCCACGCCCGCCGCGCTGAGCGCGATCGCGAGGATCTGCTTCCTGGAGCGAGGGCGAGACCCGTGCTCCTCAAGCTCCTTGATGTTCGCGCCGATGTTCTTCTTCCCCTTCTTGAGCGGCATGAAACTACCTCCATCTGATCTAGGCCGGCCCGACGCCGAGCGTTCCGGCGGCGAGCACGAGGACGAACAGGGTTACGATCAGCTTGACGATCACGGCCCAGCCAGCATCCAGCCCCATGCTGGGGAGGAGCTTGTCAAGGATCAGGTTCAGGACGTACAGGAACAGCGCCAGCACGACCAGGCCGACTAAGATCGCGACGAGCTGCATGAACGTGCCTCCGACTCGATCTCTGCTCCTGACGAAACTGACTTTTAGCTAGCATGGCCGGCATCGGGACCGGGGCTGCCGTCTTTCTTGACGAACTTGACCTCGGCGTCGGGCTGCTCCGGATGGAGCAGGACCGGCGTCAAGGCGTGAGCGTCGGTGTCGCAGACGATCTCGACCACTTCCTTCGCCAACCGCTTCGAGAGCACGGCGCCCATCGCCGCGACCTCGTCGGCGGCGATCTTGGCGGCGATCTCAGCTACGTCGGTCGTGGTTTTATCAATGTGATCAAGCCGCGAGATGATCTGATCCTGCCGCCCGATGATGAACTGGTGCCGAATCGCAACGCCCTGCTTGTGTTCCTCAAACTCGCTCTTGAGCACTTGCAGGTTCTTGTCGCTCTCGCGATTGGAGAGCTGGATATTGACCCACGCGGAAAACCACGGTCCGGCGTAACTCAGGATCAGGCCGAGGATCGAGAGGGCCAGGCCGCCAAATCCCAGATCGTACCAGGCTTGTCCCGTGACCACTCCCTCGGCATGTAATCCCCACACGGCGATCGCCAGTCCGGCGCCTCCGTAGATCATCAAGAGACCGGGCTTGGCCAGTATCGCATGGAGCATTCGATCAGACAGACCCCTTGGCTCGACCATCTCTCAGGTACGCTTGGATCAGATAGCCCACGGCGGCGGCTACGCCCGCCCACTCGGCCGGATGGTGGAGCAGGAGCTTGAGCAGCTCGGGGCTCAGGGCGACCGCAGAGAGCACCGTCACGATGACCTGGGCCGCCGTGTAGACGACCGAGCCGGCCGCCATCGCCCGGGGCACCGATACGGGGGCCAGGACGCCCGCGGGGGCGTTCGATGGCCTGAGGCCCAGCGGATCGCCGAGCGTCGGCGAGAGTGGTTCCTGCGGCGTCATGGCTGGTCTGGCGGAGGGTCGATCTTGACAACGGGAAACATCCCGGAGTCGGCAATCTGGCGAAGCCGCTTCTCGTGGTCGGTCATGAGATGTTGCTCGGCGGCGACTTCTCGCTCCAGCTCGATGATCCGCCGCAAGTTTGATTCTTTAGTTTGTTCTAGGATATCGATCCTCTCCTTGTCGATCTTCAATTCTACGAGAGCTTCTCGAAGCTGAACCACGATCCCTTGCCGCTCCCATTTCGCTTGCCGTTCGAGTCGCTTGTGTTCCATCCATCGCGCCAGGAGCGTGCCGACCGCCGTAATGATCCCAGCGACGCCGACCAGGATACCGACCGTAGTGTTCCCGTCGTTGGTAGCCATAATGCCAATGCCACCCCCCATAGCCATCGCCGAGCCGACACCAGCGGTCACGTCATAGCCGGTGATCGGATCGTGATGATGGGGGGCCGCCTGAGTCATCGATCGAAGCCCCGCGACAGCCGGATCATCTCGGCTTCAAGCAGCTCGACCTGCCTTTCCAGGTGCGCGATGCGATCCGCGTCGGTCGCGGTCGCTGTCGCGTGGGCGGGCGAGACAACGATGACGTGCGGGTTGAGCACGCGGGGCGGCTCGAGGAGGACGCGAGGGCCGAACGGGCCATCGGGTGCGGCCATGCCCGCGATCCACTGGCCGCGTTCCAGGTCGGCGTCGTGTTGTCGTTCGAGGTCATCGTCGTCGAAGGGGTTCGCCATGACATGCTCCACGCAAGAGTCACTTCCCGCCGGGCGGCTTGACTACAAGGTCGCGAATCGCCGGCGCGGCGGCGGCGGCAGCGGCGGCGTGGAACGCCGGGTTGCTGACGATGGTCGTGAGGTGCTCCAGGATCGCCGCGAGGACAGCGGGCAGGCCGCCGCCCGACTGGAGGGCCGTCGTGATGACCTGGAAGAGCACCGTCCAATTGATCGAGGTCGCGCCGACGGCCGACTCAAGATTCGCCAGGAACTTGCCCAGCCGCGGCATCCTGGCGACGATCGCCTCAATTTCCGTGATAACATCCTGGGGCGCCAGCCCGGCCCGGCTAACACGAGTAAGCAACTCGTTGCTCATGTCTTGCCCTCGCGAGGGTCCGTGAAACTCACTTTCGCGCCCGATCACTTCAGGTGCGGGAACGGCACGGCTGGGAACGGCTTGCCCAGGAACGGGCATAGCTTTCTCCAGCCGTCGCCAGCGAAGACGTTCATGATGAGCAAGTCGGCAGGCCGCTGACAGAAGTGGTTCTCGACGTCGGCGACATGCCGGTCGTAAGCGGCGAGGAGACGTTCGCGAGACAGGTCAACGCTCCCCCACGCCTGGACGCGCAGCCTGGCGCACGCCGAACGTTCTGGTTCCGGCATGTCTTCCATCTTGATCCAGGAGAACCAGCTCATGTTCGAGTTGACCCACGCCTCGCGCTCCCGCACGGTCAGGATGAACTTGCTGCCCGGGTGGCGGCGATCCAGGCTCTTGAACCGAACCATCGCGTGGAGGTCGGTCAGGCCGTCGTGCGTGTTCAGGATCGAGTAGGGCTCCCCGGAGACGACCTCGCGGCACGTCCGGTCATCGATCGGGTAGTGGACCGACCTGATCCCGAGCCAGCAGAGGGCCTCGTTTAGGCTCTTGGTCCCGGTGCGAGGAGGACCGATGCCGAAGCACTTCACGGGTAGGCTCTCCCGGTCGGCGGCGTCTTCGGCTCCGACCCTTCCGGCCCGAACCAGCGAGTCCTGCGGCCCGTCCAGTTCGTCCCGAAGCGGACCCTTTCCGACTCCAGGTGGACCGCGATGATCTCGGGGATGAGGACCCGGTTCCTCCGGTCCCAACGCTCAGCGAACTTCTGGTCGGTGTGGCCGCACGTCTCCGGGACCAGGGCATTAGTCTTATACCGCCAGCCCTCGTGGAGCCCGTCCGACCCGTGGAAGAGCTGGAAGTACCCGTGCGGCGTATAGCCGAAACCGTCGCGCATGATCCGCGAGGCTAGCGGCGGGAACCCGTACGGCATGTTCGGCGGGTGAACGTTGATATGGTAATCATGCTGCCGATGGAGATAGTCCGACGCTTCGAGGATCTTCCACTGTTCCCAGGAGTACAGGCAGACCCGATCGACGCCGTAGAGTTTGCCGGGCTCCAGCTCGGCCGAGTCGAGCACGTTCAGGGTGTTCCTCGGCAGCACGATGTCGCAGTCGACTCCGAGCAGCCAGTCCTGCCACGAGAGCTGGCTGATGCCCCGGGCGAGCGCCCGGCCTTTGTTGAACGGCTGCCCGTAGAGGCCGACGTCCTCGGTGCGGAGGCAGTCGAGCGAGTTACGTCGGCACGTCTCTAGGGTGTCGCCGTCGCGGGGATGGGTGACGACCATCCATTGCCTGAATAGATGCCTGTTGTGACGAGCGACTTCTTCGAGGAAATCAGAGCAACCGACGCAGACCGTCACCGCCGAGATCGCGATCCCCACGGCCTTTCTCCTCCGGTTTGCGGGGCACCGACGGAGCGGCGAACCGGAGGATTGGCCGTCCGCCGATGCCCCTGGGCAGGGTCATGACTCCCCGCCGTACGCATGTAACCGTCATGAAAGTCAGTTTTCACGATGACTGCTCGCAGCTTACGAGAACGAGTGCCCGAGGTGGAAATCCTGGGCATATGCCTCGTTCGTCAGGTAGTTATATGGCATGTAGAAGTATCCCTGAGCGCCCCATCCCGGACTCCAGGAGTTGCGGCAGATGAACCATTGCTTCGCGTCGTCGTAGCCCACGGTAAGGGTCGAGTGGCCGCCGAGGAGTTGCTCGGTCGCGGCGTCGGGCATGGGGATGATTCCCGTCTGAGCGACGGCGTCGCTCTCGAAGCTGGAGTAGACCAAAAAGCCATTGACGATCGGAAGCCGGAGCGCCAGGGCCGACTTGAGCGCCTTCAGGTTCCGGTTGTCGATCGGCTGCCCGCCTTTGAGGACGTGCGGCTTGGCCTGCGCGTAGGCCACCTGGGACGGCTGCGTGAGCATGTCGCTGGCCACGTAGGGCCAGGTGCTCTCCGGGCAGACGCCCCACTTCGCGAGCGCCGTCTGGCCAGAGCCCACCATCGCGCCGGCGTCGGTGCCCGTGTCGTTCTCGATGAAGCGCTCACACCAATATATGAATTGCCGAGACGGAACCCAGTTGTTGGGCTTCTTGGCCACGGCGCGGAGGTACTGGGCGCAGCCGGCCCACGCATGGGCCGTGCACGAACCCTCAGACCCCTGGTCATATACTGATATGTTGTGACTCGCGAAGAAAGGGCGGAGGTCGACAGACGCCGGTAGCGACTCGACGATGTGCGCCGGCGGGATCGCGTAATGGTGCGGCGACTCGCGGACGGGGTTCGGGTCGGGAATCCAGTTGAGCCGGTGGCCCCTCTTCGTCCTTCGCACGACTGGTGGGATCTTGATCGGCATCGCGGCGGCTCCTGGTCTCAGCGCTGGGCGACGAAAAGGTTGGTCCACCAGACCCGGCCCGACGCATCGGTCACGATCCCGGCGCCGATCAGGTTGTAGGGGCCAAGAATGTTCGCGCGGTGCGGTAGTGAGTTCATCCAGGCATCTATTACGGAAGCAACGTCGGGCTGGCCCTCGGCGACGTTCTCGGCGGCGGCGGCGTAGCCGGGGAAGAGGCCGGCGAGCTGCGGTACGACCTGGAGGTTGAATCCAGCATCGGAGAGCCCCCCCATCGCGGCCATGCTCTCGGATCGGCTATGGGCCAACGTGTCGAGCGTGCCCGACTCGGCGAGGGGGCACAGGGAGTAGGCGGCACGCTGGACGTTGATCGCGGCCACGAGCGCCGTGACCTGTGGCGGGGCCGGCGGAGGAGGAGGAGGCGTAGGTGAGGGCGGGGCAGGCGTGGGAGCAGGCCCGAGGATGACCCGTTCGAGCCACTGGAGTATCGAGGAGAGGGTCATCGGTCTCGTTTCTCTGTCGAGCCGCTACCGGGGTTCAACGACCAGAGCAAGAGCCCATCGCTGAGGTCCGGCGGCTCGAAGGCACAGTCTATGCAGACGTCGGCTCCGTCGCCGAACCGGAAGTCGACCGTGGTTCCTCGTTCCAGGTGTCTATGACAGAACCAGTTGCCGCAGCCCTGGCACCTGGCATCAGCGCGTTCCAGGCAGCCGCCCTCCTTGCAGACGTGCCGCCGTCCGGCTCCGGCTCCAGCTCCGGTCCCAGCCCCGACCTTGTCGTTCCGCGCCATCAGGTTCGCTTGCCTGTTTTCCTGTTCCAGTCGCGGAGCGTGTCGGTGTCCGGCTGGTCGTCTTCGAGGAGGTTCTTGCGGATCAACCGGACGTTTCGCTCTGTGGTCCCGAGAACGGAGGCAGCCTCACGAGAGCTGATTGAGCCGAGCAGGAGGAGCGAGACGACCCTGATCCGGTCCTGTCGTGGCGAGGCCGGCGGGCGCCCCGTCCTCCCGGTCAGGCCGTTCGAGCCGGCCCGAGGTCGTGTCCGGCCTTCCCTGTTTTCCCAGTTGGTTGGCAATTTCGGTGCTGGTCATGATTGACTCAAGGGCGATCTCTCTGTAATAAGTATAGTCACGCCGAGCGGAAGAAACAAGGTCGCCAAGAAAACTGGGTTTCGCTCCTATCTTGTTTCACTGGGTCATGTTGCAGCGACCAAAAAAAATGATTTTTCGGTGGTTTGCCATGAAGAAAGTCCGACGGCCGCCGAAACTGACTTCGCGTCCACCGGCCCCGAACGGTGCGTCGCAGCCGTCTCAGGTCGCCCCGATAGCCTGTCCTGCCACGTCCTCGCCGGTCCTACCACCGTCAGACCTGGAGCCGGCTACCCAGCCCTCGCCGGAAGAGTTTACCTGGGCCTTCGAGCCCTGGAACCAGAACGATCCCGGGCGCCTGGCGGTCTTGAAATCCATCGTCGAGAGCCGGCTGGTCGTCCAGGGCAAGCTCCGGCCCGTGGCCTGGGCGACGGAAACCGAGCTGAGGCTCGCTCACGGCGACACTCTCGTGGATGCCATGCTGCGGGACAGCGTGGGCGTTCCCGGCGGCTACCTGGAGCGGTGGGCGCACCCGGACGGCTACCTGGCGGTGACGCTGTCGCCCTGGGGGGCGTACGTGGTCGGTCACAAGCTCGTCGAGTACACGATCACATGGGTCAGCCGGTTTCGGGGCGAGTGCGTCAAGACCGGCAAGCGGGTCTGGAAGCGGCGGCGGCGGTGGGACCTGGAGCTGATGTGGGTCCGCAGCTGCGTGCCGGATCGGTCCTGCCGGTGTCCCAGGGACTCGCTGGAGCATCCCCTGACGTTCGACCCCGAGGACAGGCGTGCCCGGCCCGAGGCCAGCACGAACCGGGTCCTGTGGGTCGCCGACCTGGATACGGGCGAGACGACGGAGGACCAGGGCAAGGCGTTCTGCTTCACGATGAGCCAGTGCGGCGTCGAGGTCAAGATCCCGGTTCGTCTCGACGCCCGGCCAGGCAAGCCCATACCCAAGCCAAAGCCCAAGAGCCCCCGCAAGACCGGCAAGCCTGCCAAGCCAAAGAAGAGGTCGTCACCCAGGCTCGCCAATACACACAAGTAATATCTACAAAACTTCACATCATACTTGTGATCCAAGTTCCCCTAAAATTCCAGGCAATTTAGATACCTATTTATATGATATTCAAAAGCATACCAGATTCACGGACGACCAGGAAGTCACTTCGCCAGGTCCAGGTCTGACCCGGCTCGCGGGTCACGAGGGTTGAAGATCGGGAGCCGGGCCTTGATCCTCAGCGAGTAGTCGCGCATGCGGCCAGGGGTGCCGGGCAGGTGCCGGCTGGGCTGGGATGGCGTCCAGTCGTCGGCCAGGCTGTCGGGGTGGTGCTCGTCCCAGTCCCAGGGGCCGAGGTTGTACTTCCGGCCGAGGTTGTACTTCCGGCAGTTGACCTTGCGGGCCATGCTGTCGACGGCGCTGACGCTCCGCTGGAGCGTCACGGCGACGACGGCGGCCGGGTGGATTCTGTACATGCGTTTGAGCGTCAGGATGTCTTGCTCGGACCACGGCCGGTAGGACCGGCCGCAGACGTTGATGACCCGGTTCGAGTGCGTGGCCGTAGCATGAGCGGCGTGCATAGTCATGATTCTGCTGGCTCCTGGTGTGGCTCCTGGCGCTCGCTAGCCTGGCGGTCGTGCCCGGCGAGGGTTGTCTCGATCTCGCTCCCGGTTCCCGGCCCTTGACCCCACCGCATGATCCTGATCGCCCTCGTAATGCCCTGTCTGTGGTCCTCGTGCATGCATGTAATCTCGACCGCAAGCCGATCCCGCTCCGCCCGGACCCGCTCCAGCTCGGCGGCCCTGTCCACCAGCCGCGCCTCTAGGCCCACGATGGCTTGCAGGAGCCGCTCGACCTGCGTCTCGCCCACGCTTGCCTCGTTCATGGCTACGCCTCCTATCGGGTGACGTCCTGGTTTCGCTCCAGCCGGTCGGCCGTCTCGCGCATGGCCGCGATGACGTCGCCACGCTGGCAGTTCGACATCCACTGTGCAACCTTGGGGTCATTAAACAACAGGAGGGCAAAGAGTGGCTTCTCGACGCCGAACTCATCGACCGCCACGCACTCAATCGCACGGCCCATCGTGTTCATCAGGTCCCGCAATTCGGGCTCGGTCATGTCTTCGAGACGTTTCATGGCTTCAACTCCTCCCCCTTCGCCCCGCCACCCTCGATTCCCTTCGCCTTCGCATACGCCCGACACAGCGCCGGAATCTGCCGCAGCGGGCCGATCCCCTCCGACGCATAGACCTCGCCATCGGGCAGCCGCAGCTCGGCCAGGAACGAATGGTGCCGCACCTTCACGAAGGTGAACGCCGCCCCCCTCGGGCAGCACATCGACCTCGAAGCCCTGGGTCAGCCGGCTGGAGAGCCGCTTTTGCCGGGCTTCCTGCGCCGGCCGGTTGTGGTCGAGGCAGCGGCAGGGGCCGCATTTGGCCGCCTGCGCGGTCGCGATCTGCTCCGCGCGGTCGGTGGTCGGCTTGACCTTCAGGCTGACCGCGTGCCCGCAGGCCGCCGTGATGGGCACGCGCTCGCACTGCCCCTTGTCGGCCACGCTGGGCTTGGGCTTGCCCTTGGGCGGCGGCTGCGGCGGCTTGTTGCCGGGCCTCGCGGGCGCGGGTGGCGTTGGTCGACGATTCCCCAGTCGGTCACGCAGGCTGCTCATGATTCATCCTCTCCGATCGTTTCGTCCAGCGCCTTGGTAAAGGGAAAGCCGTCGCATTGAATGCGGCGCCTCAGCGCACGGAACTTCCGCCGCGCCTCGATGTTCTCATCGCCGATCCGGTCGATGTCCCAGAGCAATACGAGGAGCCATCGCAATCGCTTGGCGCTCTTGCAGGTCTCCGTCTTGCAGTCGTCCATCGCTTAAGTGTCCTCCGTGGGATCGGCGCGCCGTGCTGCCTCCGCCTTCAGTTTCGCCTCCTTAAGCACCACAAGCGCCTTGCGGCACTTATCGGCGATGCGGGCAAATCGCCCCGCCAGGCTCGTCACCGTGGCCCTGTCGCCGAACGCCTCCGGGTCCTTGCCCCAAAAATCGGCGACGGCCTCCAACGCCTCGATCGCCCGATCCACGGCAGGAGGGGTCGCGTTTTTCCTCCGGTCGCCCCGCCGCTCGATCTTCCTTGCCCGCTCATGGTCGCTGACGAACGCGCGGGCGCAGGTCGCGAGATGAAACACGTCGTCGTCGAACGACGGTTCGCCGGTGGTCGGGGCGCCGGGCTCGGGGTTGATCCCGAGCAAGCACGAATCGGCGCGGGACCAGTGCGGCTTCGCCCCCATCTCGGCAAGCCAGTGAACGCCCTCGGCGGGACAATTCCACGGACTGTCCACGATGTCATCGATTGCTTCAATGATGTGCCGCTGCTGCTCCTGGGTCATCTCCACGGGGATGCGGAAATTGACCTCGATCCGGCTCAGCGTGGTCGAATCGGGATCGGGACAGTGGGCCAGCCGCACTGCGGGATCGTATGCGGCGGCCAGTCGTTCGTACTCGCTCGATCCGCTCATCGCTCGTGCTCCTCGGCGGTGCCTTGCTCCGCCCGTTAGTCGTGTTCGTCGTGGGGCTCGCCTGTCTGGCTCGCCATTGCCTCGCACTGCTTCACGATTTCTTCTTGCTCTAACCTGGCCAGGATTGGCTCTAGGATATCACTGAGAAGATCAGTAATAGACTCATCTCGATAGGCTGAAACTATCCTGGCCAACTTCGCAGTGCGTTGATTCAGTTTGACGGATTTGGCTACGACGACCAGCTCCGGCGTGTCGCCGACATTCACGAACGGCTCTTCGTCCTCCTCGGTAGCCTGGAAGTTGATCTCCATCTGCTCTTCCTGCGGCTGCTCGTCCTCGGGCTTGTCTTCGCCCGTGATGATGATCTCAGACATGATGGACCTCCTTATCCCTAAAAGAGTCAGAGTGTTGCAGTGTTGATCACCGAAATGATCGTAAGACTGACATCGTAAAAGTTCGTACTATCCCGGATCTTGTCCTTGATCATGCCGATCGTGGGATTGTATTCGAACTCCAGTGTGATGTCGAAGAAATCATTCGTGTGAGCGTTGTAGTCCGTCACAACGTAAGCGATGTAGTATCGTCGCATCCTTGCGCCTCCATGTCAATGCACCGGGTTGGATTTGAACCAACACCCCGCAGCCACCGGAGCAACGGTCTCATGCTTCCTAGGACCACCAACACAGCCTAGCAGCGCCGCCAGATCTGTCTGGCTTACAGGCCCCTACACCACCGGTGCCTAATCGAACAGGCAATTGGGATTCAGTTCTCCGTCTGCGGGGCCGTCCATCATGATAGCTTTCATGTGTTTACTTCTCTAAGATAAACCAAGGTAAACCCGGCGCATCTGCGCGGCGAACGCCGGCAGCGGGTCGGCCCGGCCCTCGTTGATGGCGACCAGCTCCGACAGTGGCACGCCCAGGAGCCCCGCCGCCTGGCCCGTTGAGAGCCCGGCGGCGAACCGGGCGCGGTTCCAGTATGCCATTGCTCCGGTCCGCGCCGGCCGTTCGCGGAGGAACTGGCGAAACTCATCAATCACGGCCTGGTCGTGCTCCAGGTCATCCTGCGAGAGCTTGGCGCCGCATCGCGGGCAGGACGGGGCATCCTGCACCGATCCGCTCCAGCCGAAATGCCTACCACACTTCTTGCACTTAGCGTCGCACATCATGTGGTTATCTCCCGACTAACCGATCCCTCGCGCCGCCATCGTGAGCCTGGCCCCTGCGATGGCGTCGGCGCACTTGAGGCAGACGGTCCTGACGTTGGAGGGCGGGAAGCTCGCCTCCCGCTCGAGGACCGTGTGGGCTGCCTCCAGGTTCTTGGTCGCCGTATTCCGGTTGATCGCCAGGAACACGGCGGAATCTTGTTTGAACACGTAGTGCTTGCAGATGTCGCACCTGGCGTGGAAAGTGACTTTTATCCTGGGTTCGTCCATCCGTCGGTCTCCTGGTCGGTCCCCGCGATCAGAACGGGATATCCTCGTCCTCTCCGCCGGCCGCAGGATGCCGGCCGCTGCTCGGTCCCGGCAGTCCGCGCTGACTCGCCGCCGCGCTGCCAGCGCCGCCATCGCCGCCGCCGCCGTGGGCACCCTGCTCCGACCACGGCCGGTGGGGCGGCTCGGCGCGGTCTCGGCCGGTGCCGCGAGCGCCGGGGACGCGGTGGAAGAGGTCGCCCTGTCTGAGCAGTCCCCAGGCCCAGCCGGGCGGATCGGCGTTCCTGTCGGCGTCCCAGTAGGTGAACGGGAGCGTGCGCTTGAGCTTGCCGTCCTTACCGAGCTGGCGGTGGGGGTCCTCGATCAGCGCGATGCCCTGGACGCGGGCGTACTGCTGGCTCGCGTCGAGGCCGACCTCGAGCAGGGCGACGCGGCCCTTGATGTCGGTCTCCATGTCGAGTTCCTTGCCGCCGTTGACGTCGAGCCCGTGCGCCGCGAGGCACTGTGCGAACCGGGACGGGTTTCCGGCGAAATCGGGGTTGACGGTGAACGGGTAGGGGTTGTTGACGACGAACGGCTTGCCCTCGTCGTCGAGCACGGGCGAGCCGTCCTTCGTGTCCCTGAGTTCCCAGCAGATCATGACCTGGCGTTTGGGTCCGTACTGGCCCTCCTGCCAGCCGAGGTCGGCGAACCCGCAGACGACGCCCAGGTAACAACCTTCGGGGGCCGGCTTGCGGGACGTGCTCGCGAACTGGTTTTGCGACACCTTGATTCCCATGATAGTCACTCCGGGTTGAACTTGCCTTCGTAGAGCATCCTGAAACTGACGTTGAACCTACGCCTGATCTCGGGGTGGGTCATGAGGTTGAAGAGTGCCTCGTGCACCGTGTTTCCAGGCATGGTCAAGGCGAGTCTACCAGTCTCCTCGTGCCACGTCGCCGAGTAGCCACCGAACGAAGGTTCGTAACATATATCTATAATGTTACTCGAAACTGACATCTCTCATGACTCCGAGAACTTTCTGTCCCTTGCCGGAAAGGATGTAGTAGCTGCTCGAACGAACGCGGCCCTGCTGGACGACGAACCCGGC